AAAGCTTCTGTGACATGAATTAACATGTCGAGTCACTCAAGTGTGAAGATTAAGTTGTTACTTGTAACAAATTATGACGCATTCTGAGAGAACTTCCAACTATCCCAAAGGACGTACGGTAGGAATCATTAAATTCCATTTATGGTTCTTTGACTTGTGGCGGAGTCGGGTACGCGTTTACTCTACTTAACGAGCAATGAAGAATACCGTTTAGTAACTATTCCTTTGGTCAGGCAACTATAGAGGGAGAAGGGGTTTATACTTCTCTAATCTATAGTAAACCTAATTAAGTTTCGTCAACTTAACCGGTCTGATAGGCCGTGGCTGCGGCCCTACCTAAACATTGTGTTAGGTAGGAAACCGAGTTTGATCGACACAACATCATTAATTTTCGATGATTACATAATCACCTTAATTATAAACCTGAAATGAAACTTAATAATTCTAAATTTAGAATATTTCGCTACATTCCAGATGTGACGTTGGTCAATGCCATGATCTCTCGAAAGGGAGGTCGTCCTATGATACGGTGAATTTTATCAATTTGCCGTGTTATAGGAGTTAGATTGAACGATAATTGGGTGAGATTGTCTGTACTATCTCTCCGGCGCTTGTGACAGTTAAAGAACGAACAAGGTCTTGAAGGTCTCGTTAGATACCTTAAAGTCTGTTCAGTTATAACTCAACAAGCCTTGGGTGGCCACAAGGAATCCGATCTAACTTTACTTGGTCCTAGAGTTTCTAGGACAAAAGGAGGTTTACCTCGGATCGTTCCTGCAACTCACCGTCGACTTATCAGACAAGGAAATAACTTAGTTATTAAATTCTGATTGTCCGTGTTCGCGATTTATCGAGTCTTAGTTATAAAAGCTATACCTAAGCTACGATCTATTACCGATCCACGGAAAGGAAATTTGTTAGTGGAAAATCACGTAAATCAATATATTGGATCGTTTGTCAGATATTTCTGTAAAAACGTAACCAAAGAATTGTTAGTGCCACCAACTCCTTTTCCTATTTTGACGGCGAGCCCTAATTCGGATAAAAGTGACGATGTACAAGAATGAAGTACACATCACCGAAGTGTTTTCTATAGCTATGTTGCTTTAAGGCGTAACTCAACTCTTTGGAATGCATGGTACCGATTGGTACAAGCTTTACCTAAAAGCGAAGAGTTATCCGCGTTAAGAACGGTTGCATTAGAAGCACTATCATTCGTTGTGGACGATGAGGATGACCGATCAAATTGAACAAAGATAATGTTCAAGAAAGGTATCCCAATACGTCGGACGCAAAACTTAGGGAAATTAGGGTTCAAAGTTGAACCAGCAGGGAAATTACGTGTGTTTGCTATGCTTGATTGTTGAAGCCAATGGGCCCTGCGTCCAATACATAAATTAATTTTTAAGGTATTGGCCATGTGACCTATGGATGGGACCTTTGATCAGTCCCGTCCTTTGGAAAGATTTAACTGAGAAGAAGGAAATCCTATCTTCTGTTATGATCTCTCATCGGCGACAGATCGACTTCCGTTATCTCTTCAAGAAAAGATCATTCGATCATGACTTGGAGATGAAATTGGATCCAACTGGGCTATCTTATTCCGGGAAAGAGAATATCTTTGTCGAAGTAAGACCTTCGGTTTAAATACTATCTTAAAGTATGCCGTCGGACAAGCCATGGGAGGACTAAGTTCATGAGGAAGTATGAGCATCACGCACCATTTTCTAGTACAAGTGGCTGCTTGAGATTGTGGTTACCCTAAAGATAAAATATTTGATAAATATGGTATCATTGGGGATGACATTTTCATTTGAGACAGTAAGATAGCAGCTCGCTATCTTGTCTTGATGAAGGGACTTGGTGTTGAGATTAGTTTAGCTAAATCACTCGTTTCGTATAAAGGAACGGCGTTAGAATTTGCTAAGCGTACCATCTACAAAGGCTTCAACGTTTCTCCTCTTTCATTAAGGGAGTTATTTGAAAGCCTAAGTACTGGTCCAGCTTTTGTCGCATTAATAAGAAAATACGGCATAGCATACTCCAACATTAGACAATTAATAGGTCTCGGATATCGATCTTCTTCATCTCGAAGAGAGAAACTCCTTCGCCTACTAATGTCCGTACCTTCTGACCGTGCCAGTTTAGAGAAGTCATTAAAGTTCTTCTATGAACGTGCAAATGTACGTCGTAGTGGTTGAATAATGCGCTCAGTTTTCTGGCATGAGGGGTTTGAGGCACTTAGAGATGCAAGAAATTACATCTCATTCCTGATAAACACCTTACAATTACTAGAGAAGAAAGCTCGAAAGTTGTTAATCGAAACTGATAAGCTTTTTGCTGAACAGTTAAGTTATCCACCTAGATCTGACCCTCTACAATTGTTTGGAGTCCATTGCCGAAAGTATGTTAACTGTCTTCCTTATAAAGAAGATCGGTTAAAACTATACGTAATGGTCGAAGGAATACCTCTTATCTACCAAAGTCTTATAAAAGTCTTAAACGACATTTTATATGATCCTCAGTCAAAGAGTACGTGGCCTCAGGACCCTACTCGTGCAATTTCTTGGTTGCATGATGGGAGAATGAGTATCATGAATGCAGGTAATAAGATTTTTGAAATTCAAAAATTCCTGTCTGACTTCAATTTCTCACAAGTGGTCAATGGAAGCTACCAACCAAGTCTCTCTAGAGTTCAACTCGACGAGAGACGGTCTAGGCTTCTTTGAAACCAGTGACTCGGGATAATGGAGAGATCCCAGACATTCGCGGATGCAAAATGATTAGAATCGAACCTTTTTGGTCTTATTATTAAGATTGTTAAGGACGGTTCACACATATTAATTTTTTACTTCAAAAAATTATCAAAACTTATGTTAAGATTTTTAAGAGTTGTAATTAATTCTGCACGGCGTTTAGCTCCTGTTCTTTCCGGAAATATTTCTAGAAATAGACATATTCTACATATGCAAGGTATACGTAGATTCGGTGGTCGGATAACTCATCATTATCTAACTTTCCGCTTCTTACGCGTTGCCTTGAAATATATAGTTCTATCTAATCTAGCCATATTAGTAATAGTATGGTTAGGGATAGGTTCGTGATTGGCAGTTAAAGCTACCGCCGTAAAGGTCGGTATGTGATCACCATTCATGGAGTACTGATGGTCTAGTGCATTTGCCTTAATCAAATGATTGGCTTGTGCATCTAGTGCTTGGACTTCGTTAGTTTTAATGAATCACTGAAATGATGTGATTACATTGTTTCTAGATATTACTTCTAGAGGTGGTAATGGTTTTATTGAAAACCTTGCTACCGTTGCTGGTTTCTTATATGTAACCAACATACAACTTGTAAGTAACTTCATTGAAGTATTATTAACTAACCCAAGCGAGTTGTTATCAACACCCGCAGTACTTGAGTTCGTACTTCTACGAGACAACATTGCTGGCTTTATGTCTTATGTATATTCTTCATTAATAGTTCCAAACGTTCCTAATATTGTATTAGGTGTTTTAAGTCCTATTAAGGAGTTTATATCATGAGCATTTACCGCGTCAACAGGTTGGTTAGGAGCGACGTTTACGTTGCTCTGAAACGGATTTGTTGGAGGTATTGCCGCTTGGATAACACCAAGTGTCTTTCCTATGTTGCAACCCGTAGTAGATACAATCATGCATGGTGTAGCTACTTCAATAGCAATTTCCATAGTGATATGGTTATTGCGAATCTTATTCGGTTTTCCGTGATAAGAGTTGAAGAGCCGATGCGATAATTAGTATATACTAATCATGATCATCCAGAACCCAGCTATCGTCAGTCTAAGATCATGCTTTGGAATTAAAGAACCAAAGTATAAGTATTGAAAACGCATTCTGAGCGTGGCC